ATGGCCGCGGCGTTCATCGAGGAGGCACTGGCGCTGGTCCCGCCTGAACTGCGTCCGGCAAGCCTGAGCACGCCTGCGAGCACAAGTTCGGCCGTACCGGGTCACGCTAAGACCGGCACCATCGAGGCGGTGTGTTCGGCGCTCACCCAGATCCCCAACAACGATCTGGATTACGACAGCTGGGTGCGGATCGGGTTGGCCATCAAGGGCAGCCTGGGTGAAGCCGGCAAGGATGTCTTCACCGACTGGTCCGATCAGGCGGCGAAAAATGATCCTGCCGTCACCGAGAAGGCGTGGGCCAGCTTCCACCCGGACCGGATTGGTGCAGGCACCATCTACCATCTCGCCATGGAACGCGGCTGGAAGCCCGAGCCCGGCATGGTGCTCGATGGCAGTCAGCCGACCGACGGATGCCATCCTGCTTCCGGCATGTTGGCCCGGCTCGACGTTGCGGCAGATGCCGATGCAGTGACTGCGCCCGCCAGCTTCAACCTCACGATCCCGGGTGGGCTGGTCGGCAAGCTGACCGATTACATGCTGTCGACCGCTCGCCGGCCTCAGCCACTGTTGTCGCTCGGCGCCAGCCTTTGCGCGATCGGCGCGCTCATGGGGCGGTTGTACCGGACTGAGAGCAACCTGCGCTCCAACCTCTATGTGGTCGGCATCGCGGACAGCGGATCGGGTAAGAACCATTCGCGTGAGATCATCAATGAAGTGCTATTCGAGGCTGGCCTTGCGAACCACCTGGGCGGCAACAAGATCGCGTCTGGCGCGGGGCTGCTGACCGCCTTGCATCGTCAGCCCGCGATCCTGTTCCAGATCGACGAGTTCGGCATGTTCCTTTCGGCAGCCGCAGACCGCAAACGCAGCCCGCGCCATATCACCGAGATCCTCGACAACATGACCGAGCTCTACACCTCGGCCGGCGGGATCTTCCTGGGCGCGGAATACGCCAATCGCGACGGCACTAATGAGCGGCGCGACATCGTCCAGCCTTGTCTGTGCGTTTACGGCACGACGACCCCCATGCACTTCTGGGGCGCACTGCAAGGGGCCAACGTGGTGGACGGCTCGCTCGCCCGCTTCCTGATCCTGCCCAGTGACGAGGACTACCCAGACGAAAACGTCGCCGTCGGGCTTCGCACCCCGCCTGCGGACCTGATCGCAGGGCTCCAGCTGCTGGCGTCGGGTCCAGGGCAGCAGCGCGGCAATCTCGCCGGCACGACATCGGGGCCGCAGACCGCTGTCGTGCTGACAACGGTGCCGATGACCGACGAGGCACGCGCGCGGTTCAAGGCACTGAGCGGGGAACTTACCGGCGAATTGCGGGCGGCTGCGGGCACGGCCTTTACCGCCATCCTTGCACGCATCGGAGAGATCGCCCTGAAGCTCGCGCTAATCGTGGCGGTGGGCAAAGATCCGGTGGCTCCCGTCATCGCGATTGATGACGCGGACTGGGCCATCGCTTTCGTGCGGCACTATGCGCAGCGGGCAATGGAGGCGGTGGACCGCCATGTCGCTGATACCGAGACTGAGGCCCACCTGAAACGGCTGCGTGAACTGATACGGGCAGCCGGCGCCAAGGGCATCACCAAGTCTGAACTGACACGCGGCTCACAATGGCTCAAATCTCGGGACCGCGATGATATCATCCAGACCCTGATCGAGAGCGGTGACGTCACAACGGGCATGCGCAGTTCTGCCACCAGGCAGGCCATGGTCTACCGACTGGCGCGCTGGTCGGGTAATTGGCGGGACGCGAGTGGCAAAAAGGTCGCCACACACCACCAAGGGCCATCGTGATGCATCCCCCCTCTGGATGGTCCTTCAATGGCCCAATATCCGTCAAAAGCAGCTTTATGGCATCCAAGCGCATGGATTTACACAATAAAATCGGGTTTCGGAGAAAGTTCAATCTTTCAAGGGGTGCCTTATATATCCCCTCGCGTACGCGCGCGTTTTAAAGATAGAGAGGTGTACCCCTATAAAAATAATAATAATTGAAATATTATATATTCCCTAGCCTACTCAAGGGGTTGGGCGCTCCGATGTTTCAATCGGCCCAGCTGAAACCCCATGAAGATTTCCGGCGGCAGTGTCCGCCCGGATGACGACCTGACCAGACCCGCTTCGGGTCCGGGCGAGCTGACAGCCTTCACCGGCCCAGTCCTCGCCCCGACCGCCCCACACGAAGAGGAGGTCGTCATGACCCTGCCTGAATTGCAGGCCGTTGCCTGCCCCAATCCAGCTCAAGCCAACGTCGGCGGAACGAGCCGCCGCGGAGCCATTCTTGCCCTCGACCTCGGCACCAGCGCCGGCTGGGCGCTTCGGTCGCCTGATGGCCACATCAGCACCGGGACGGTGTCGCTGAAGCACACCCGCTACGACGGTGGTGGCATGCGCTACCTGCGTTTCCGGCGCTGGCTCGAGCAGCTCGACATCGATGGCGGTCCGATCGAGGCGATCTACTTCGAGGAGGTCCGCCGTCACGTCGGCACCGACGCCGCCCATGTCTACGGCGGTCTCCTGGGTATGCTGACCTCGTGGTGCGAAGAGCATCTGGTCGGCTATCAGGGCGTGCCGGTCGGTGCGATCAAGCGGTTCATCACCGGCAAGGGCAACGCCAACAAGGCGGCTGTCATCGCGGCCGTCCAGGCAAAGGGCTTCGCGCCTGCCGACGACAATGAGGCTGACGCCATCGCCATCCTGCTCTGGGCCATCGAGACCCGCGGAGGCGTGAAATGAGCGCGGCCGGTTTCCTGAAGCGCGTGGCGCAGGTGCTCGAAGATCGCGGTGCTGCCTATGGTGATCCCAAGACCCAGATGGAGGCGATTGCCCGGCGCTGGTCGATCACCCTTGGTACGCCCGTCACCGCCCAGCAGGTGGCGCTTTGCATGATCGACCTGAAGCTTGCCCGGCTGGCGCACGACCCCAGCTATGCCGACGGCCCGATCGATGTGATCGGCTATGCAGCGCTCATCCCGGAGATCAACCGTGGCTCGCGGTCGTAAGCGCAAGGCGGGCCGCCGCCATCCCTGCGGCAAGCTGGTGCAACCGGGCAAGGCCGAGACCATGCGGGAGGTTACAGCAACCGTCCTGGATGCCCGGCAGCGTCATTATGGCGTCACCGCCAGGCAGGCGAAGGACGAGCGTCTGGGGTCGGCGATCGGGCGGCTGGCATTCGCCGGCAAGATCTCGGCAGAGCAATTGGCGGCAGCCGAGCTCTATGGTGACCTGATGGCCCGCAACCGGGCGGTCATGGGACTGCCGCCAATCCACCCGCATTCCGCTACCGGCTTGCTTCTCGACGAAGGGATCTTCGGTCGCAGTATCACGGAGTACGATGCGGACTACGTCGAGAAGATCCGCAAACGGGCAGCGGCGGCCATCCTGATGCTGCGGACTTCTGACCACGATGCCATCGCCGCGACCAGTCGGCGACCGAGCATGCTTGTCCATGCGGTGGTCTGCTACGAGGTGGATGCCGCAGGCTGGGGAGATGCGGACTTGCGTAATCTGGCGCACGGGCTTGAAGCACTGGTCACCCTGTTCGGTATCAACAGGGACAGTTCGCTGCCAGTATCATCCGCCTAGCGGTTGATCTAACAAACTGTGATTCAACGACAAAAATACATTTCAGCATTGACGGGAGCATTGATCTCCTATAGATGTTTCCGAAATGTAGAGATGCGAGTTGCGCCCGGGGCTGAAAGGCTTTCCGGGCGTTTCTCGTTGCAGGCGTTGTGCGATGGCTGAACGACTTCGGGGACGCCAAGCAGTTGCGCAGCGCCTGCGTCGATTAAGGGCCGAACCGCTCTGCCGGGACTGCGCCACCCTGGACGTTGTTCGCGAGGCCACCGTTCCCGACCACATCGTGCCGCTGGCCCACGGCGGATCGGACGACGACAGCAACATCCGCTGCCTTTGCGCCGAGTGCCATGCAAGGCGGACTGCCGAACAATTCGGCTTGCGCCGGACCGTCGGCACCGGCCCCGATGGCTGGCCGGTCGGCTGAGAATCCCCCGTCGTTGGAGGCGGGATAAAATCTGAAACTGACTGGGAGGTCGCCATGGCACAATTCGCCTCGGCGGGAGCCGCCCCTCTGTGCCAGATTTGTTCTCAGCCGATCACAAGACGAATTAGAAAGTCGCGCGACAGTGGACGGTGCTGCTCGCGGGCCTGCGGCTTTGAGATGATGCGGCGTGAGCGCTCTGCCTCACGGGCTGCCCGGCTGGCCCGTCTTGCCGAAGTCAGGAAGGCCAAGCGTCAACGTCAGTGCATTGAATGCGGGGGAGTTTTCGAAGCGCGGGCGAGTGCGAAATTTTGCTCCTACCACTGCTCGGCGAGCAGCAAGGCAGTCAGAAAGGCAGAATGCACCTGTCAGGAATGCGGCAGCACATTCCTGCCCGCGTATGGTGACAAGCGACGCAATTTCTGTTCGGAATTTTGCGCTAACCGCCATTTCAAACGTGTCGCCAAGGGCTTGTCCCGGGCGAAAGCCTATGGTGCTCAAGCCGAACCGATCAATCCCATTGCGGTGATGGAGCGTGACGGATGGACCTGTCACATCTGCGGCGAGGAAGCTCCTCGCGAACTGCGCGGAACGATGCATTGGAACGCTCCGGAACTTGATCATATCATCCCGCTGTCTGCTGGCGGGTCGCATACCTACGACAACGTCGCCTGCGCCCATCGCTCCTGCAATCTGGAAAAGGGCGATGCGCTACCTCTCGGTTGGACCGACCCACAGCGCCTCTGGGTCCACCGGGGGTCGGGGGGCCTCGCATAGTTTGGCACCTGCTAGACGGACACCGCGCTTGGCCCAAACTTCACGCAACCGCGAGTTAGCGACCGGGGGTCAGAAAGCAAAAAGCCCTCGATTTCCGTCGAATTGACTGGATAGTCGCCGCGACAAGAGCGGTAGTTGCTCACGAAAACGGAGCGACGCAGATGACCAACTCGACCTTGCCAACCGCCAACGAGGCTTGGGGCTTTTACGGCGCCACCGGTGCCTTCGCGGATGCGGATGCGGCCTGGGCGATTGCCTTCCCGGCGGTTCTGGCCGCGACTGAAGGCACGGCCGAAGGGGTTCGGGATTTCCTCGACAGCCGCCATGGCCGCCACTTCGCCGACGACGTCCACAACGGCATCCACGCGGGGCTCGACCTCACCGCAGCAATCGAAGCGGCCATTGTCCGCTGGATGGGCTGGACCATCAACCGGGAAACGGCTCGCGAGATCTCGATGCCAAAGGGGCTGCCTTACCTGAAGGGGTTCGTCCTCTACTTTAGCCTGAAGGCGCAAGCTGCATGAGTGCGAGCGCAACCAGCACGATCCGCCTCGCGATCCGCACGCTGCCTGAGAACTTCGACCGCAGCCGGATTGTCACGGTGATCGAGACGATCGAACAGGAACTCTACGCGGGCGGCGTCTACGCCAGCGCGACCGCCGACAACTTTACCATCGAGATAACGGTCCGGACCGACCAACTGCTCGACACCGCCAAGGTGCTGACCGAGCTAGAACTGATCTGAAAGATCAGCCAAGTCGATCCTTGCAAACCATCCTCGAGGGGCGTATCTTACCTTTGTCTTACCAATGGAGGTGAATGTGGGTGTGCAGGAGCGGATTACTACGGTGATCTCGACCAAGGGTCAGGTTATCCTGCCCAAGGCCATCCGTGACCTGCGGCATTGGGCGGCAGGCACCCGGCTGACCGTTGAGAACACGCCGGATGGCGTACTTCTAAAGGCCACACCCGCTTTCCCTGAAACAAGCATCGATGCAGTCTTCGGCACGTTGCGGCATAGCGGGCCGGCCCTGTCGGTCGAAGATATGGATGCGGCGATCGCCCGGGAGGCGAAACGCCGTGCGCGCGATTGATACCAACGTCATTGTCCGTTTTCTGACCGCTGACGACCCGAAACAGGCGCAGGCGGCCCGGCGTGTGATTGAGGCCGGTGAGGTTTTCATAGGGACGACTGTGGCGCTGGAAACCGAGTGGGTCTTGCGGGCCGGCTATCGCTTCTCGTCACCGGATATCTCTGCTGCCTTGCGCGGGCTTGGCGGGCTGCCGGGAGTGTCGCTGGAGGAGCCCGCCGAGGTTGCCCAGGCGCTGGACTGGATGAGCGAAGGGATGGATTTTGCTGATGCCCTGCATCTTGCCCGTTCGGGGCATTGCAGCGCATTCGTTACCTTTGACCGCAAACTCGCAAAGCGTGCGGGCGGGCTCGTTTCAGTGCCTGTTGAGGCCCCCTAGTTTCAGCCAGAGCCTGTGGGATCTGAAGGGTCCGAAACCGGCCCACAGCGATTGCGGAGATCTGAAAAATAAGCTGCGTCAGCCGGAGCGGTTGGCGCTGAATCCGCTCCACTGAGGAGGGCGGCGCGCAGTGCGCTTGCCGCTTGTGCGTCAATTTGCCCCTGTTCCGGTCGTTCAACTGATGAGCCATCCGGCATGGCATGATGCCTCCCGTTCACATGCACGTTGCACCTTACATGGCATGATCTCGCGGCAGTCGCCACTTGTGCCAACTGCCTTTCAGGAAATCATATGGTTCAAGACTGGCCGGCCCAGAGCAGTGAGCTCTGGCCGATAGAGAAGATCACGCCTTATGCGCGCAACTCCCGCACGCACTCGGACGAGCAGGTCGCCCAGATCGCGGCCTCGATCCGCGAGTGGGGCTGGACCAACCCGATCCTGGTCGACGAGGACGGCGGCCTCATCGCTGGGCACGGGCGCCTGCTCGCTGCGCGCAAGCTGGGCCTGACCCAGATCCCGACCATGGTCGCCAAGGGCTGGAGCGAGGCCCAGAAGAAGGCCTATGTCATCGCCGACAACAAGCTGGCGCTGAATGCCGGCTGGGACCTCGAACTACTGGCTGTCGAACTCGGCGATCTGCAAGGCTTCGATTTCGATCTGATGCTGACCGGTTTTTCGGATGACGAGCTCTCCAAGCTCTTGGCCGAAAAGACCGAGGGCAACACGGACCCCGACGATATCCCGGAAGCGCCGGCCGATCCCATCGCAAAACCCGGAGATGTCTGGCTGCTCGGCAAGCACCGGCTGGTTTGCGGCGACAGCACCGATGCAGACACTGTGGCCAAGGCGCTGAACGGCGTCTCGCCCCACCTGATGGTCACTGACCCGCCCTATGGCGTGGAATATGATCCTGCCTGGCGCGAGAAGGCCGGCGTTGCCGCTTCCGGGACCGCCAAGGGCAAGGTGCTGAACGACGACAAGGCTGACTGGCGCGAGGCCTGGGCCTTGTTCCCGGGCGACGTCGCCTATGTCTGGCATGCCGGGCTCTTCGCCGGTGTTGTGGGCGACAGCCTAGCTTCCTGCGACCTATTGCTCCGTTCCCAAATCATCTGGGACAAGGGCCAGCTCGTGCTTTCGCGCGGCGATTATCACTGGGAGCATGAGCCCTGCCAACCTGCCGGGACCATGGTGCAGAAAGTCATTGCGCGCGGTGCGGGTTCACAGCCTGCCCAAATTGCAGAAGTCCCGATCGAAACGCTGCAAGCCGGTGATTACGTCGTATCCTACAACTCTTATTCCAGCGTGGTTTTGCGGCGCGGTCGCGAAATCACCCGTTTCGGTGAGCGGCAGTTCGATGGGCTGATACACACCATATCCGCCGGAGGGCGCGCGACGCGGGCAACCCCGGAGCATCAGTTCTCTGTGCGTCTGAACCCCGTCGCAGCTGATAAAAATGTCGTCTATCTTATGCGCAGGGGCAATTGGTGGCGGGTCGGCCGGGTCAGGCTGTTTAACAGCCGCGGCTTTGGCCTTGCCACCCGGATCGCCGATAACAAGGCCGAAGAAGCCTGGATTATCTCTGTCCATGACACCGCGACCGATGCGCAATGTGCCGAGCAAATTCTGTCGTGCAAATATGGGATCCCAACGACCCATTGGGAAATCGATGACTGGGCCCCGTCACCGGAAAGTCAGCGTTACCGGGATCAGATCGCTGGGATATATGCCAGCCTGAACCTGAGCGCTCTTGATGCTCGGGCGACTTTGCTCCTGCGGGATCATCGGCTCGAACGGGGACAGCCGTTGATCCGTGGCGGTGAGCAGTTGATGTTTTCACGCAAGTCCACTCGCCGCATTCGGGCCTGCAATCTGTTTGCAGAAATCATGCAAATTCCGATGCCGACCTCGGGTGATGATTTCGATTGGGTTACGCTCACCGGAAACGATGCCACGCCATTCAGTGGCCTAGTCTACTCCATGGATGTCGAGGGAGATCAGCACTACGTCGCTGACGGCCTGATTACCCATAACTGCTGGTATGCCGTGAAGAAGGGCGCGAAGGGGCATTGGGCCGGCGACCGCAAGCAGACAACGGTATGGCACATCGCGAAGCCCAAGAAGAATGAGACGGGTCACGGCACCCAGAAGCCAGTCGAGTGCATGAAGCGCCCGATTGAGAATAATTCCAGCCCAGGCCAGGCAGTCTACGAGCCGTTTTCAGGCTCCGGTACCACGATCATTGCCGGCGAAATGACCGGCCGCGCTGTCCACGCCATCGAGCTCAACCCGGCTTACGTCGATGTCGCGATCAAGCGCTGGCAGGATTTTACGGGACACGAGGCCCGGCTCGAAGGAGATGGACGTACCTTTGCAGAGATTTCGGCCGGGCAGACGCAGGACATGAGCGATGAAACCCGGAACGAAACCCAAGCCCACCCATCTGAAACTGGTCACGGGTAATCCCGGCAAGCGGAGCCTGAACCGCAAGGAGGCCAAGGCCAAAGCCGCGATCCCCGTGCCGCCCCACCACCTGACCGCCGATGCGGTCGAGGAATGGAACCGGGTGGCGACCGAGCTCTACAATCTCGGCATTCTGTCGGAGATCGATCGGGCCGCGCTCGCAGCCTACGCCATGGCCTATGGCCGCTGGGTCCAGGCAGAACGCGCGATCGCGAAGATGGCCGAGAAGGACCATCTGACCGGCGGCCTCATGATCAAGACATCGAACGGCAACGCGATCCAGAACCCGCTGGTGGGCACCGCCAACAAGGCGGCGGCGGACATGATGCGTTACGCCGCAGAATTCGGGATGACGCCGAGTGCCAGGAGCAGGATCGCGGCCCAGCCGCCAGAAGAAGGCACGGACCCCGCCGACCGCTTCTTCGCCTGACAGGACACTGGCCTATGCCAAGGCTGTGGTCTCGGGCGAGATCGTCGCCGGGCCGCATGTGCGCAATGCCTGCAAACGGCACATCGCGGACCTGAAGCGCAAGGACGGCATCTGGTTCGACCACGATGCGGCAAATCACGCCTTTGCCTTCTTCGAGGAGGTGCTGAAGCTGTCCGAGGGCCAGTTCGAGGGTCAGCCCTTCGAGCTCCAGCCGAGCCAGGCCTTCATTGTCGGCTCGCTGTTCGGCTGGAAGCGCAAGCACGGCCTCCGCCGGTTCCGCCGCGCCTATATCGAGCAGGGCAAAGGCAACGGGAAGTCGCCGGTTGCTGGCGGGATCGGCATCTACGGAATGACCGCCTGCCAGGAAGCCGGCGCCCAGATCTATGCAGCTGCGGCCAAAAAGGAGCAGGCCAACATCCTGTTCCGCGACGCTGTGCGGATGGTGCGGCAATCGCCCGCACTGGCACGACGGCTGGAGTTCTCAGGCGGTCCGGGACGCGAGTTCAACATCGCGCATTTGGCCAGCGGGAGTTTCTTTCGCCCGGTCTCGCGCGATACCGGCAAGACAGGTTCCGGCCCACGCCCCTATTTCGTGCTGGCGGACGAGGTCCACGAGCTTCCCGATCGCTCGATCATCGAGATGCTGGAGCGTGGCTTCAAGTTTCGCCGTGACCCGCTGCTGTTCATGATCACGAACTCCGGCTCTGACCGCAACTCCGTCGCATGGGAGGAACACGAGCACGCCATCCGGGTGGCAGCTGGCAATCCCGATGCGGTCACTGACCCAACCTTTTTGGGACTGGTCATCGACGACACTACGTTCAGCTACGTCTGCGCGCTCGACGAGGGCGACGACCCGCTGAGCGACCCAAGTTGCTGGATCAAGGCGAACCCACTGCTGGGCGTTACGATCACGGAGCAGTACCTGTCGGAAGTCGTGGCGCAGGCGAAAGCCATCCCGGGACAATTGAACGGGATCCTGCGCCTCCACTTTTGCGTGTGGACCGATGCCGAGACCGCCTGGATGGCGCGCTCGACGCTGGAGCCGCTCTTGGCAGAGTTCGAACCGAAAGCCGGCCAATCCGTCTGGCTCGGGCTCGACCTCAGTCAGAACCGAGATTTGACCGCGCTGGCTGCCGTTCAGCGCAATGGCGAGAAGGACGGCAAACCCTGTTTTGATGCATGGGTCGAAGTCTGGACGCCGGGCGATACGCTGGCTGCCCGTAGCTTACGCGACAAGCAGCCCTACGATCTCTGGGTCGCAGATGGATTTCTGAACGCGCCAGCAGGCGAGAACATCAGCTTTCGCCATGTGGCGCAGGCTTTGGCCGAGATGACCTCTAGCTACCGGGTCGAAGCGGTCGCCTACGACCGATACGCTTTCCGGCGGTTTGAAGAGGAAGTCGCAGAGCTCGGGCTCGACCTCGCCTTTGTCGAGCACCCGCAGGGCGGCACCAAGCGGGCCAAGCCAGCTGGCGAGATGACCGAAGGGCTCTGGATGCCGGGTTCGCTTCGGCATCTGGAAGAACTGATCCTTGAGGGCCGCATCCGGCTCAAACGCAATCCGGTTCTCATCTCGGCAATGATGTCGGCGGTCGCCGAGACCGACCGCTGGGACAACAAGTGGCTCTCCAAACAGCGGGCCATCAACAAGATCGATGCAGCGGTCGCGCTGTGCATGGCAGTGGGGGCAGCGATGGCAGGCGATAGCTCCGGCACCATCGATGACTGGCTCAAGAGCCTCGCCACATGAACCTGCTGCAAAAGGCGCTCGGCTACATCGCGCGCTCCATCGGCCTCACCGACCGCCGGCTGGCGCAGGCCGCCGGTGGCCGCACGACTACGACCGGTGAACTTGTCTCGACCAGCTCGGTGTTGGGGCTCGCCTCGGCCTGGGCCTGCGTAAACTTGCTCGCCGGCACGATCGCCTCGCTACCGCTCATGGTCTATCGGACCCGGGGCGGTGCACGAACGGTCGCCACCGACCACCCACTTTACCGGATCCTGCACGACAGCCCGAATGCCGACCAGACCGCGGTCGACTTCTGGGAGTTCATCTGCGCCTCAATTGAGCTGAGCGGCAATGCCTATGCCGAGATTATCCGGGGCAGCAATGGTCGGGTAGTGGCGCTGAGCGTCCCCATCGCGCCCGAACTAATGACCGTGCGCCGTCTACGCGACGGCAGCCTAGAATATGAGTGGTCGGATGGCGGCATTCGCAGTGTCGTCAGCCAGGACAACATGCTCCACATCCGGGGCTTCGGCGGCAACCCGCTGGGTGGTCTTTCGACCCTCAGCTTCGGCCGCCAGACTTTCGGATTGGCGCAAGCCATCGAGCGCGCCTCCGGCGACACGTTCCGCAACGGGGTGCGGCCTTCGGGGCTGCTGAAAACCGCCGACAGCCTGACCCTCGACCAGCGCAAACAGGCAGAGGAACTGCTGCAGGAGAAGTTTGCCGGCGCGATCAACGCCGGGCGACCCATGTTGCTCGACCGGGGCATGGACTGGGTCCAGCTTTCGATCAGTCCGGAAGACGCGCAGATGCTGCAGAGCCGGGCCTTCTCGGTCGAGGAGGTCTGCCGCTTCTTCGGCGTGCCACCGTTCATGGTCGGCCACACCGAGAAGACCACCAGCTGGGGCACTGGGCTCGAACAGCAGACCCTGGGCTTCCAGAAGTTCACGCTGCGCCGGCGTTTGAAGCGCATCGAACAGGCGCTTGCCAAGCAGCTGCTCTCGCCCACTGATCGCCAGGCTGGGCTCGTCATCGAGTTCAACCTCGAAGGCCTGCTGCGCGGCGATAGCGGCGCGCGGGCCGCCTTCTACCAGATGATGCTCGGGAGTGGCGTGATGACCATCAACGAGGTCCGCGCTCTCGAAAACCTGCCGCCAGTCGAAGGCGGCGATGTCCCCCGCATGCAGATGCAGAACGTACCCATCACCCAGACTGGATCAGGCGCAGCGCCCGCAGCGCTTCCGCCTATAGATTCCGGAGTTGCAGCATGAACCATCTCGATTTCATTCTTGATACCAAGGCCATCACCGAAGATGGCCAGATCGAGGGGCTGGCTGCCGGTTACGGCAACGTCGATGCCGGCGGCGATGTGATCGTACCCGGCGCACTGGCCCGTTCCTTGAGGGGCCGCACCTCGGTGCCAATGCTCATGTATCACGACCAGACCCGCCCAGCTGGGATCTGGACAGACTTTGCCGAGAGCCGCGATGGCCTTGTGGTCAAAGGCCAGCTCTCGCTTTCCTCCCAGATCGGGCAGGAAGCCCACGCCCTCGTTCGCGACGGCGCAATTGGCGGGCTCTCGATCGGCTATAAGACCATTCGCGAACAGATTGTCGGGAAGACCCGTCAGCTTCTCGAGCTTGCCCTTTACGAGGTCAGCCTTGTTACCATCCCTATGAACGAGCGCGCGGTTATCACTTCGGTGAAATCGCTCGTTGAGGATGGCCGGCTTCCGACCTTGCCAGAATTTGAGGATTTCCTGCGCGAGGCAGGGTTCTCGAAAAGTCAGGCTACCGCAATCGCGGGCAAAGGCCTGGCACCGCTGTTCCGGAGTGAGTCTGGCAGCACCCCATCCGACTTTCTGTCGGCCTTAAAGGCGCAAATCAGCGCCTGACCCACTCCCAGACAGGATAAATCCATGAGCGATACTAAGACCGCCGAGCAGCTTGCCGGCGAAGTGAAAGGCGTGCTCGATGCACGCTTTGGTGAAGTCAAATCGAGCCTTGAGGCGAAGCAAGCTGAGCTGCGGGGCGTTCTTGATGCCCGCCACAACGAGATCAAATCCGATCTTGAGGGCAAGCATGACAAGGTGAAGGCGCTTGCCGAGGAAGCGCTGGGCAAAGCGCAGCGCGGTGAAGACCTCTCCAATGCGACCAAGGAACTGGCGGACGAGGCGCTAACTGCGCTCAATGAAGCCAAAGCACGTCTCGACGAGGTGGAGCAGAAGCTTGCCCGCCGCGTGGCAGATGATGCCACGCCTGAATTCAAGACGATCGGTGAGCAGGTCGTGGCCGACGAAGCCATCAAGGCCTTCCTCGGCAACAACACGGTGCGCGGCCGGGCAAGCGTCGAGGTGAAGGCAATCATTTCTGCGCTCACCACAGATGCCAATGGTTCGGCAGGCGAACTAATCGTAGCTGACCGAGCTCCTGGCATTGTAATCCCGGGCCAGCGCCGTCTGACAGTGCGCGATCTGCTGACCCCAGGCCGCACGGCCAGCAATTCGGTGCAGTACGTCAAGGAAACTGGCTACGCCAATGCGGCGGCGACCGTTTCTGAAACCACCGGCCCAACCAAACCGCAGTCGGACATCAAGTTCGATGTGTTGACCAGTAACGTCACAACGATCGCGCACTGGGTTCTGGCAACGCGTCAGATTCTGGACGATGTGCCGATGCTCCAGTCCTACATCGACGGGCGTCTGCGCTACGGTCTGGCGCTGGTCGAAGAAAACCAGCTGCTGAACGGCAGCGGCACGGGCACGGATCTTGCCGGCATTTACACGCAGGCTACCGCGTTCACGCCGCCAATCACAATTCCGGCGACGGTGACCCGGATCGACGTGCTGCGCCTTGCCATGCTGCAAACGGCGCTTTCCGAGCTGATGTCGACCGGCGTGGTGCTGCACCCAGCAGACTGGGCTGCAATCGAGCTCCTCAAGGACGAGCAAGGCCGGTTCATTGTTGGTAACCCGCAAGGGACGATGACACCCACACTCTGGGGACAGCCGGTGGTTGCAACCCAGTCGATGGCGACCGGCAAGTTCCTGACCGGCGCGTTCCAGTTGGGCGCTCAGATCTTCGACCGCATGGACGCAGTGGTCGAAATCTCGACGGAGGATGATCAGAACTTCCGCAAGAACCTGGTGACGGTGCTCGCCGAAGAGCGTCTCGCGCTCGCGGTGTACCGCCCCGAGGCCTTCGTGAAGGGCGACTTCGCGGCCGCTGCCACGGCGGCAACCAAGGTCTGATGATCTGAAGAGGGCTGGCCTTTGGGCTGGCCCTCACATTTTTCGAGGAGATGAGCGGATGTTTCTAAAGGCACTCGATACCATTCATGTGAGCTCGGTGAGCTCGGACAACATCATTACCGGCCAGACATTCGAGATCGACGATTTGGGCGGTCGCAGCCTGATCGAGCGAGGCCTAGCCATTGAGGTCGACGCGGCAGAGCAAAAGAAAGCACTGCAAGCAGAGAAGGCCGAAGCCGAAGCGCAGGAGCCTCTGATGGCTTCGGAAATCGAAGAACAGCCCCCGATCGCCAATAAGGCAGGTGCACACACCCGTAAAAAGGTGGTTTAATGTCCGAGATCGTCACGATCGAGCCACCCCAGGACCGTGCCGTGACGCTCGAGGAAGCACGCCAGCAGCTTCGGCTTGATGGCCGCGATGAGGACCTGTTGCTCGGCGCTAAACTGGATGCAGCCCAAGCTGAACTGGAGCAGCAGACGGGCCTGAAGCTGTGCGAACAGACCATCGAACTGCAGTTGGAAGGCTGGGAAGACGAAATCGCCGTACCCATCCGGCCCTGCACGGTGGCCGAGATCCGCTACACTGCCCTGGGCGGGTCAACAGTGACCCTGCCAGAGACGGACTATGTTGCCCGCCGACGCCACGGTTTCACCCGTATCCGCCCGGCATCGGCGAAATCCTGGCCTGAGCTGGGCGCGGACGGTCTGGTCCAGATCACACTGTCGGCCGGATTTGATGAGAACGACCCTGATCTGGCGATCGCCCGCGCTGCAATCCTGGTCAAAACCGCATCCCTGTTCGAAAACCGCGAAGGCGCAGCCTGTCTCGCCTTCGACACGTTGGTGGGTCAGCTCAAATGTCGCTGGATCTAGCCTCGAAGCTCGACACAAGGATCCGGATTGAGCGCAAGGTCGTCACGCACGACCCGCAATATGGTACCGAACAGGTCACTTGGACCGAGTTCGCCTGCGTCTGGGCCGAGGTGAAGGACATTCTCCCGTCCAAGGCCGAGCGCCTGGCCGACAGCATCCAGATTGGTCGCCGTCCCGCCCGGATCCGCATTCGGTACCTGGCAGGGCTCACAGCCGACATGCGGGTCATCATCGACACACGCGTCCACCAGATCATTTCCGGCCCGGCAACGCTGGGGCGGCGGGAGGCCATGGAGTTCATGGTCGAGGAATATTCGAGCGAAGGAGCCGCACCATGACGATCCGGCTCAAGGGTGGCCCTGAATTGCTGCGTTTGCTCGATGAACTGCCCAAAAACCTGGAGCGCAACGTGATCCGTGGAGGACTTCGGGCCGGCGCCAAGGTGATCCAGCAGCAGGCCAAGGCCAATGTGCCGGTGAGGACCGGGCAATTGAAGCGCGCGATCGGGATTGGCACCCGGACCGAGGGCGCCAAGCTCTCGTCCTATGTCAAACTGCGGGGCAAAGGCTCCTATCTTGGGCTTTTTATCGAATATGGCGTCGCGCCCCACCTGATCTCGGTCTCCGAGGCTGACAAGCCGGTGCGTGAGACCCGTTATGGCCCGCGCAAGGTCAGTATCGGCACGATCAACAAGATGGTGAAGCGCGGCAGCCTCAAGATCGGCGAGAACTTCGTTGGGCCCGTGGTCATGCACCCGGGCCATGCCGCAAAACCCTTCCTGCGCCCGGCGCTTGACCAGAAAGCCGAGGAAGCGGTGAACGCCATGGGTGCCTACATCGCCCACCGCGTTCAGATCGGGAACCTGAAGGCCCCGACCCTCGAGGTCGATGACGAATGAACGGCGTTATTGCGGTCCGCTCGCTCCTGGTAGCTGACACCGGGCTGACCTCGCTCGTCCCTGTCGCACGGATTGCCGCGGGGGTGCTGCCACAAGGCACAGACTTGCCAGCCATATCGTTGATGTCGGTCAGCAGCGTGGATCGCAACATTCCTGCGCCGGGCGCGAAACGCCGCGTCACCGAACGTGTGCAGGTGACCGTGCTGGCCCGAACATACCCTGAAGTGAAAGCCATTATTGCAGCCGTCCGCCAGGCGGCGGCCGACCAGATGCCCACCATCGACGGGCTCTTTGACGTGACCGTCCACACGGATTCCGCCGGTCCTGATTTCCTCGACGAGGAGACCGGCATCCACATGCAGACGCAGGACTTCCGCGTCTCATTCAACGAGGCGCGTTGAAGCCTCACCTTCATAAGGACCCATTGCCATGACCGTTCGGACTTCCGCCGGCACCACCTTGAAGGTGTCGGCCTCTACCCCTGCGACTTTTGACGCCACCGGCTACAATGCGCTCACCATGACCGTGGTCGGCGAAGTCTCCGACCTCGGCGAGTTCGGCCGCGAGTTCAATCTCGTCACCTTCAACCCAGTCGGCAGCCGCGGCGTCGTCAAGAAGAAGGGCAGCTTCAACCAGGGTACGATGCAGATCCAGCTCGGTCTCGACACTGATGATGCCGGCCAGATCCAGCTCAAATCCGCTTCGCTCTCGGACGCTGATCACAGCTTCCTCGTCACCACCCAGAACGGCGACAAGTACTATTTTCAGGCGCAAGTCATGAGCTTCAAGGTCAATGTCGGCTCGGTCGATCAGATCACCACCGCGACCGTGACCCTCGAACTCACCACCAACTCGGCAGGTGTGGGCATTGTCGAGGTGCTGGCGCCCTGATGCTCTATATCAGGCTGGTTTATCACTCACGGGCAGGTGATAGCTGGTTCCGCGCCCTCCTGCCGGGGCCTTGTGCAGGATACCCTTCGCAACCAGATCATTGAGGTCACGCAGCGCTGTATCGCTCGATGTCTTGGCTAGCTTGGCATATTTGGCGTTTGTCAGATTGCCTTCAAACCCATCGAGCAGCCGATTAAGGATCTGGGTTTGGCGGGCGTTGAGGCCAGCAGAGCTATACTTCTCCCAAAACTTTGCCTTGCTCAGAACGGCTGACAGCGTTTCTTCTGCCCCATCAAAGGCGCGGTCTAAACAATCCAGAAACCAGGTTAACCAGCCTGTAACATCCAGGTCGCCCTTTTGGCTTGTTTCAAGCTGATCGTAATATGCCTTACGCTCAGTCCGGATTTGCGCAGACATGCTGTAAAACCGCTGTGCACTGCGATCAGAGCGCGCCAGTGCCATGTCGGAAATCGCCCTGCCGATACGTCCATTCCCATCATCAAACGGGTGGATGGTCACAAACCAGATATGGGCAATTGCCGCCTTTATGACGGGGTCTAGCGATGATGCATCTTCGAACCATGCCAGAAATGCCTGCATTTCAGTATCAAGCTGCGCAGCAACGGGTGCTTCATAGTGGACCCGCTCGCGCCCCATCGGACCTGACACGACCTGCATGGGACCAGTTTCGTCGTTCCGCCAACCGCCAACCGTAATTTTGGTCATGCCGCTTCTACCTGTCGGAAACAGGGCGGCGTGCCAGTCGAAAAGTCGGGCTGCGGTTAAAGGGCGATCAAAATTTTGCGTGGCATCCAGCATCATCTCGACCACGCCTTCCACGTTACGATCGGATGGAACCAGTCCGGCGACATCAAGGCCCATGCGCCGCGCAATCGAGGATCGCACCTGTTCAGCGTCGAGTATTTCACCCTCGATTTCGCTGGATTTGAGCACGTCCTGGGTGAGGGTGCGCAGAATAGCCTCGTCGCGCAATCCAAAACCAAGTGCTTCCATTCGGCCTGTGAGCCGCCCTTGACGATGGCGGACCTCAGCAAGCCTTGAGGCGATTTGCAGTTCGTCCCAACGGAATCGGGGCCAGTCGTCTCTTTGATGAATGTATCGCACCATAATCACCGCACCTCTTGCGGTGTTTATGGCCTCAAATCACCGCAGATGCAACAATCGCCGCAAGCTATGCGGCGATTAGGCGCCCAAATCACCGCATCGCAACCTCACAGGAGACACTCCATGTTTGACATCACGACGCTCGCCGCCAACGATACCTCGACCCTCGAACTGGTGGGCGGCGACGACGCCCCGCTGTTCGATGACAAGGGCAAGCGCCTCTCGATCACGGTCTACGGTCCAGGCTCCAAGGTCTACCAACGAGCCCAAGCTCGCCAGCAGAACCAGCTGATGGACAAGATCAAGAAGCGTGGGAAGATGGACCAGTCGGCCGAGGAGAAGCTCGCCGAACAGGCCGAGTTCCTCGCTGCCTGCACGGTCAGCTTCAACGGCTTCACCTATCCGCCCGCCGACGGGCTCGAAGGCCAGGAACTGTTTCGCAAGGCCTATGCCGATCCATCGATCGGGTTCATCGCCACGCAGGTCGCCGCTCACATCAATGACTGGGCAAATTTTACGAAGAGCTCGGCCGAGAGCTGAGCCTTTACGTCCGGCAACTGGCGTGGCTGGGCACGGCACCCAAGCCGCGCACTACCAAACAAATCAAACCCGACACCGATGCTGAACCGCTGACCCGCCTGCAGCGGATGGCCATCGACGACCTTGCTCCGGACTTTCCACCCATCCGCACCCCTTGGGTGATCGACTGGCTCATGGAAGTCGGCCCCACCGATCCCGGCGCGATGGGCGCAGTCCCCATCTCCTGGGCCACGATTAGCCAGTGGCAGCGCTGCATGGGGCTCGATCTGCCGCCGTGGCTGGTCCGCCTCTTGCGACGGCTTTCTGTCGAATTCGTCGCTGAAACTGTCCGCGCCCGCGAACCGGATTGCCCGCCGCCATGGACCGCTACGTCCGTTCTCAATCGCGATGAAGTCTCCCGGAAAGTGTCCAACGCCTTCCGGGCGCTGATGATGTCGAAGGAGCCCAGCACGTGAAAGCAGGCACCCTCGAAATCGAAATGATCACCAATGTCGCCCGGCTCCAGAAGGAGATGGCCGACATGAAGCGCACGGTGGCAGGCGCGATGGGCGATATGGCGGACAGCGCCTCGCGTGCTGACCGGGCGCTCAATGCGGTCGGTGGCGGCGGTGTCACGCGCATGGGTGGTTCAGCGAAGCTTGCCGGGCATCATGTCCAGAACCTCGTCTTTCAGCTCAACGACATGGCGGTCGGCCTGTTCTCCGGCCAGAAACCCATGACCGTGTTCATGCAGCAGGGCACGCAGATCGGGCAGATCGCAATGCAGGCTGGTGTCGGCATCGGCGGCATGGCCCGGGCATTGCTGGGGCTTGCCGCCAGTGCTGCCGCTGCCGCACTGACCAACCCTTATCTTCTCGCAGCCGCTGCCGCCGCTGGCATCGCGTTCGGCGCATTCAAGCTGTTCCAGTCGAGCGTCAAAGAGACGGGCGAGCTCGACCGCTATGCGCAAAGCCTCGGCCTCACAAAAAAGGAAATGGAAAAGCTCGGTCCCGTCGGGATCACCATCGGCGACGCCATGCAGGGGCTGTGGAAGACAGTCTCGGATGGGCTCAACCTGGGCTCGGTATTCTCGACCCTCAAGGACTGGGCGGTCACGGCCTTTGAGGCCGTTCTGACTGCTGGCAAATACGCCGTCGCCATTCTCTACGCTGGCTGGGTTGGCGGGTTCAATGCGATCCGGATCACCTGGGCTGCACTGCCCGGCGTTATCGGCGAGGCCGCCGTGGGCGCCGCTAATCTGGCAATCAGTGGGATCGAGTATCTCGCCAACAAGGCGATCGCAGCGCTCAATTGGCTCGCTGAATGGGTGAACCCGGTACTCGACCGAGTGGGCCTCTCGACCATCACCCGGATCGAGAGCGTTGCTCTGCCGCGTATGGAAAACAGTTTTGCCGGATCTACCGCCCGCATGGGTGCACAGGTCCGCGATGAATTCGCGTCAGCCTTTGGCGATGCCATGGGCATGATGGACGCCTTTTCAGCGCGCTGGCGGGAAAACAGCATCGCTGCTGCCAAGGCCCGGCTTGCAGCCAAGGCGGAAGAGATCCGCGGTGACAGCAGCGACCGTGCCAGCAGCGCCAAAGGCCCGAAGGAAACGGAAGCCGAACGCGCGCTCCAGGCCGCCCGGGACTTTGCCGCCAATCTCGCGCTCGAGACCGCCAAGATCGGCAAGACCCCGATCGAGATCAAGCGGATGGAGGTTGCGATGGCCGCACTCAAAGCGCCAACCGACGAAGCGCGCATTGCCATTCTCGAAGCCGGCGAAGCTTGGGAGCAGGCAACCCGCGCTTTTGCAACCTCAGAGTTCCTGCGCCAGACGGTCGGCCCGCTCGAACAGCAGGTCGCTCTGCTTGGCCAGTCGGCCCGGGCAAAAGCACTCGCCAATCTCGAAGCCGAGCGCGAACAGATCGTGCTCGAACGCGGGGTCGAAGCCTGGGAGCGGTATCGGGCCGCACGCGTTCGGCTGATGGAAGCAGACTTTGCGCAAAGCGGTCAGGAGCAGTTCCTGAAGAGCCTTGAGGATATGGTCTCGGCCACGGAAGCAGCGGCCCAGAACATGGCCGATGCCTTTGGCTCGGTCGGCGGGGCGATTGGCGCGATTACGGTCGAGATCACCCGTTTTGCCTCGGCGCAGGCTGCTGCAGCCCAGCGCGTGGCTGAGGCCGAGCGCGAATATGGACGCACCTCGTTTCAGTATGCCGACGCACGTGCAGCCCAGGCATCGGCTGAGATCAATCACTATGGCAACCTGGCGTCCGCCGCGAAGGGCTTCTTCAAGGAAGGCTCCGATGGCTACAAGGCGCTGCTCGCCGCTGAGAAGGTGTTCCGCGCCTTTGAACTGGCGATCGCCATCAAGAATGCGGCGGTGAAGATTGGACTGATCGGTGCGCAGACGGCCGCCAAGGTCACCAGCGACACTGCCATGGCAGCTTCGGACACTGCCCGTGCTGGCGTCGAACAGGGCAACTCGATCATTACGACCGGCATCAAGGCGGTGGAGGCCGTGGTGAACGCCATCCGCTCACTGCCGTTCCCGCTCAACATTGCGGCCGGCGCCATCACGGCCGGTGTCATTGCCTCGCTCGGTGTCGCGATCAGCGGCGCCTTTGGCGGTTCGCCAAAACTGCCCGCCGCCAATGATGGCACAGGCACAGTATTCGGGGACAACACGGCCAAGTCGGAGAGCATTGCCAAAGCCATCGATCACCTGCGCGAGGTCGACACGCTGACCATGCGCTACTCCGCCGCCATGCTGGCTTCCTTGCGCAACATCGAAGCCAATATCGGCGGGCTTACCAACCTCATCATCCGCACCAATGGCGCTGAAGCCTCGGCTGCAGGTGTAAACACCGGCTATCAGTCCACGGGCGTGACCGGCCTCATCGGCAGGGGACTGGAAGGCGTCGGGGCCGTTCTGAACAAGATCCCCATCATCGGCGGCATTTTGGGCGGTCTGGTCGGGCTCGTCGGCAAGGCGTTTGGCGCACTGTTTGGCACCAAGACCACGATCACTGGCCAGGGCATCTTCGGTCGCGGCCAGTCGCTGGCTGACATCCTCTCCGGCGGGTTTGACGCGAGCTATTACAGCGACGTCAAGAAGACCAAGAAGTTCCTCGGGATCAGCATGGGCTCGAGCTACTCGACCCGCTATTCGGCTGCCGATGCTGAGCTCGAGCGCCAGTTCGCGCTGATCTTCTCCGGCTTCTATGATGCGATCTCGGCCGCAGCCGGGCCGCTGGGCTTGTCGCTGAGCGAGGTCCAATCCCGCTTGCAGGGTTTCGTCGTCAACATCGGCAAGATCGATCTGAAGGGTCTGACCGGGGCCGAGATCCAGGAGAAGCTGACCGCTGTCTTTGGCGCAGCGGCCGACAATCTGGCCCGCTATGCCGTGCCAGGGCTCGAGCAATTCCAGAAGGTTGGCGAAGGCTATTTCGAGACGCTGATCCGGGTTGCATCGAGCGTCGAGGCGGTCAGCACGTCACTCAACCTGCTCGGCACCTCGATCGAGGATTTGACCCTTGCGGCGAAGATGAACATGTTCGACCTGTTCGGTTCGGCCAGCGACATGACCTCCGCGACAGGCGAGTATTTTGCGCTCTATTACAGCAAGGCCGAACAGGCGACGGCCCAGACCGCGCAGATGGCCCGGGTGTTCGAGAGCCTTGGGCTTGGGCTGCCGCAAAGCATCGCAGGCTTCCGGGCGCTCGTCGAAGCGCAGGACCTGACCACCGAGGCTGGCCGCGCGGCCTATGTTACCCTGATCCAGTTGGCACCCGCCTTTGCTGAGCTCATTGGTGCGGCCCAGGACGCAGCCAGTGCGGCCGCCATTGCTGACGAGCGTCTGTCGCTCGAACGCCAACTGCTGGAGGTTCAGGGCAATACCGCGGCGCTGCGGGCGCTCGATCTTGCCCAGCTCGATGAAAGCAACCGCGCGCTGCAGCAGCAGATCTGGGCGCTGCAGGACCAGCAAAAAGCAGCTGATGAGGCTGCCGCGGCGGCCGAAAAGCTACGCTCGGCCTGGCAGAACATTACCGATAGCCTGCTCGCTGAAGTTGCCCGCATCCGTGGGAGCATGGGCAGCGGTACCAAAACCTACGCGCAGGTTCTGTCCGAGTTCAACGCCGCCACTCTTGCTGCCCGGGCCGGTGATCAGGAGGCGGCCAAGTTGCTGCCTGGGCTTAGCCAAAGCCTGCTGACCGTGGCGGCCGATGCTGCTACCTCGGCACAGGAACTGGCGCGCATTCAGGGCCAGACCGCTTCCAGTCTCGAGCAGACCGTCGCGATCATCAACGGGATGGCCGGGTTGACCAGTGACACGGCAACGGCTGCCACGTCGAGCACACCGACCTGGTGGGAGCAGTTCGCCTCCAATCAATCTGCGACAGCGTCGTTGCCAGCAAACGACAGTGCCACAGTACTGATCGATGGGCTGGCATCTCTGAAACAGGAATTGTCTGACCTGCGCGATGAGCAGCGGATTGCTTCAGCTACGATTGCATCAGGCACCAGCAAAACGGCCCGCATCCTCGAAAGGGTGACTCCAGACGGCGATGCCCTAGCCGTGAGAACGGCGGCATGAAGCTGATCCGGCCGACCACGCTCACGGACGCGATGCTGACCAGCAGCTCGGCCCCGGAGAACGACCACCCGGTCTGGGCATCGGGGACAGCCTATGCGGTAGGTGCGCGGGTGATCCTGACGGCAACCCATCGTCGCTACGAGGCACTGGTAGCATCGACCGGCGTTAACCCGGTGAGCGATCCGACCAAGTGGCTGGATCTGGGGCCGACCAACCGCTGGGCCATGTTCGATGACCGGGTCGGGACAGCCACAACCCGGGCGGGAAGCTTGCAGGTTGTGCTGTCACCAGGCGCCACGGACGGGGTCGCGCTCATCGACACCGATGCGGAGAGCGCGACGGTGTCGCTCACGGTTTCGGGCACGCAGCTCTATTCGAAGACCCAGAGCTTCAATGTCGGCGGCACGGCCATCGACAACTGGTTCTCCTGGTTCTTCGAACCTGTCGGGCGCAAATCGAGCCTGCTGTTCCTCGATGTGCCCGTCTATGAGGCCGGCGTCATCACCGTCACCATTGCGCGCGATAATCCAGCTGACCTCGTTTCCTGCGGCGCGCTCTTGTTCGGCCGGCAGTTTACGATCGGCGAGACCGAGCACGGCGCCGACATCGGCATCATCGACTACTCGAGGAAAGAGACCGACCAGTTCGGTGTCACGTCGGTGGTCGAGCGCGCCTTTGCCAAGCGGATGACCGCGCGTGTCGTGATGCCGACCAGCGCCATCGACGATGTGGCCCGCAACCTTGCAGCGCTGCGTGCCTCGCCGGTCCTCTGGATTGGCTCTGAAAGCTTCGAGAGCCTTACCGTCTACGGCTTCTACAAAGAGTTCTCGATCGACCTTGCCTACCCGACCGTCAGCTACTGCAGCCTGACCATCGAAGGGCTCACTTGATCCACCCCAAGGGGTAATTTCATGCCTATCACAGCACTGCCCACGCCGCCGTCCCGGACGGATGCAGCGAACTTTTCTGCGCGTGCGGACGCCTTCCTCGGCGCGCTGCCAACCTTCGGCACTGAGGCCAATGCTCTGGCGGTCGAGGTCAATGGCTACGCGACCAACGCGGCCGCCAGTGCGGCGACAGCCGTCAATGCGCCCGGCACCAGCGCCACCAGCACGACCTCGCTTGCCATCGGCACGGGCTCCAAATCGCTGACAGTCCAGACCGGAAAAGCCTTCGTCGTGGGCCAATGGGTGACCATCACCAGCACGGCCACACCCACCAACTGGATGCATGGGCAGATTACGGCCTACACCAGCGGCACCGGTGCGCTCGCCGTCAATGTCGCCATGGTGGGTGGCAGCGGCACGATTGCCTCCTGGACCGTAGCGCTCTCTGCGCCGTCGGTTTCCGGCAATGCCGTGCTCACCACCAGCACCTATGCTGATCCCGCCTGGCTGACCTCACTGGCCGGCTCCAAGATTACGGGCACTCTCGCCATTGCCAATGGCGGGACCGGTGCAGCCGATGCCGCCACCGCGCGCAGCAATCTTGGCCTCGCGATCGGCAGCGATGTACAAGGCTACAGCGCCAATCTCGCTTCCTGGTCAGGCAGGTCAGTTCCCTCCGGCGCAGTCGTCGGGACGACAGATAGCCAGACGCTTTCCAACAAGACGATATCTGGTGCGGCCACCGGCTCCACCGTGAATGATGCCGGCGGCTCGGCATGGTCGATCGGTTTTCGCGAAGTACCCCAGAATGCACAGAGCGCGTCCTACCAGCTGGTCGCAGCCGACAATGGCAAGCACATCTATTCGCTCAATTCTGCTGCGCAGACCATTACTGTGCCCCCCAACGGCACGGTCGGCTTCCCGCTCGGAACGACCATCACCATCATCAACAATGGCGGTTCAGCCATCACCATCGCCCAAGGGTCCGGCGTTACGCTTTGCCAGGCCGGCACCACCAGCACTGGCAACCGGACGCTCGCCGTGCGTGGGCTCGCCACGCTGATCAAGGTTGAGACCAACGTCTGGTTCGTCTCGGGCACCGGGATCAGCTGATGTCAGGCGTACTTGGGGTACTGCTCGGATCGGGCAGCGACGAGCGGCAAATCGATCTGCCCGTCAGCTATTACTCATGGGGCGACAAATACAGCGCTGGCGAGCAGTTCGGCGCTGATGGCGGCTATTTCACGTCGCTTGCGGGCGGCGCTTTCACGCCAGCAAACTGGCAAGGTCGGATCATCCGCGCGATTGCCCATGAGTATGATTTCTACGCTGCGGCGTCGCGCACGCTGATCGGTCTCGACGGATACGGTGTTACGCCCGAGCCCAGCCGTTTGCGGATCAACGGTACGGTCTATCAATTAAGCGCGGGCTCGGTTTCCTGGGCGACTTACGTCACCGGGATCACCTTCAGTCCATCGCCAACCAACACCATCAACTGGACCGGGCACGGTCTCGCGGTTGGCGATCCGGTCCAGTTCTATTGCAGCGGCGGTATGCCCAGCGGGCTGACGGCGTTCACCATCTACTATGTCCAGTCGGTGGTCAGTGCGAGCGCATTTAAGATCGCGGCCACACCGGGCGGCGCGGCGCTCAGCTTCACCGGCTCCGGCTCTGGCACACGCTACGGCTACAAGGACCCGATCACGGCTTATCAGGCCAACGGCACGCTAAGCGGCAATGTCTTTACGAGCATGCTGCCGCGCGCCGCTACCATCACGATCGCTACTCCGGCGACCGTCACTTCTGCTGCCCACGGCCTGACAAACGGCAAGCGTGTCCAGTTCACGACCTCCGGAGTGCTCCCGACCGGAATCTTCGCCAACACAACCTACTTCGTCGTCAACGCCGCGACCGACACGTTCAACCTTTCCGCCACTCTGGGTGGCGCCGCAATCAGCTCGTCGGGCGGTCAGTCCGGCAGCCATGTTGTGCGCGAGGTCGTCTCGGTCACAGTCAGCTAGAGGAAAACACAAGATGCAGGCAGATCGCCGGCCGACGGTCACCGACGAGGTGATTACGATCAACGACGACCTCGAGATCAACTACGGGGTGTTCAAGAACGACTTCACATTTCGTCGGCCAGCGAACTCGTGGCGGCTCTGGCCGATGCTGAACTTCGTGCCGCCCCGGCTCAATGCCAATATCGCTGAGATGTACCAGGCAGGCGTTGCCTGGACCCTGTGCGAGCATGTCTCGATCTGCATCAACGGATCGGCCAACTACGTGTTCGAAGGCCCTGACGGTCCGATCATCCAGACCTGGACCCCTGGCTGCCACAATGTCGAGAATGGCGGCGGCTATCTCCCAGCCGGTGAATTCACCCGGCACTTCCACGACGATTTCACGCTTTGCTGCGTGGTGCAGAAGTTGAAGCGGACGCCGGGTGTTCAGTACCGGTTCGAGGTGCTGGCCGAACCTCACGTGCTGAGCGAAGCCGTGCTGTTCATCCACTACGCCACCGGCCCACGCCAGCGCCAGACCGACTTCAATCCGACGCCGGGCTACGCTGTCGATCTTGCGCCCGGCGACATCGCCATCATCTGCTCGATCCGCTGAGACCTGCCATGCCCGAACAAGACCCCGCCGTGGAAATGGCGCTCATCCGTGCTGACCTCGAAGCCATGCAGACCGAACTCAAGGCCGTGCGCAAGGAACTGAAGGACCTGCTCGACGCCTGGAACACGGCGACTGGCGTCGTCCGCTTCGTCAAATGGCTCTCGACGCTGGTTGCCGCGATCGCGGTGATTACGGCTGCCTTCAAAGGCTTTTCCAGCCGCTAACCTCCCACAGGAGAAACTCCCATGAACCCTCTGCCGCCGGCCTATGGCTGGCTCGATGACCTGCGCCCGTTGCCGCGAATGCTGGAAGAAGCGCGCAAGCTTTACGGCACCTTTGAAGTGGCCGGACCTGCCAGCAATCCGCTCATTCTCGACTGGGCCAAGGAGGTTGGGCTTGCCCGGACCTATTTGGATGACGGTATCCCGTGGTGCGGTCTGTTCATGGCGGTGGTCGCCAAACGGGGCGGCAAGCCAATCGTCGAAGGTCCGCTCTGGGCGCGCAACTGGGCAAAGTTCGGCAAGGCTGCTGACAAGGCCCTGCTAGGCGATGTGCTGGTGTTCCGCCGCGGCCAGGGGTCTGGCCATGTCGGGCTCTATGTCGGCGAAGATTACGGCGCCTACCATGTGCTCGGCGGCAATCAATCCGACGGCGTGACCATCACCCGGGTTGCCAAGGACCGCTGCATTGCCGTGCGCCGGCCGGCCTATCGCAAGGCGCCAGCGACCGCGAAGCCGGTCCAACTGGCCGCCACCGGTACTCTGTCCACCAACGAGGCCTGATCAGGCCACGACCAATCCGCTGCCCCTTTGCGCAGCCGGACAACCGCCCGCCTTCTGGCGGGTTTTCTTTTGGAGAACTGACATGGAAGACTTGAAGCCCTGGTGGACCTCGAAGGCCATCTGGACCGGGATCATCGGCAGCATCTGGGGTGTTGCTGGCGCAATCGGCATCTTGCCGGAAGGCCTCAGCCAGACGGACGTCCTGACCGTCGTCCTGGCGCTGACCGGCATTGGCGGGGTCCTGTTCCGCAAGACGGCGACCACCCGGATCGGCTGAGATCAAATGGCGGGGGCTGCGGCACCCGCCACCCTCCTTTCCCACAGGTGAATGCATGACCAGGCTGACCATCCGTCGGGGCGGCACAAAGCGCGTGCGCGCCACCTTTTTTGCCGACCAGGGCGCCGGGATCGCTCGAGATCTCTCCGGTCTCGCGCTCATGGTCATTGACCAGAGCCCGAACATTGCACCGCCTACGCTTGCCATTCTGCTGCCGGCAACGGGCGGCCAGATCGAGGTGCTGTGGACCGACGAGCAGACTGCGCCGCTGAAGTCGGGCGCTGGGCGGGTCTGGCTGACGCTTGGTTTCGAGAATGACAGCGGGGAGCGTGAGGTCCTGCCGACCCTTACGTTTGATGTCGAATGACGGCCGCGCTGCAGATCATCGAGGCGGTTCAGACCATCCTCGTCGAGAGCGACGGCACCAGCATAACCCTCGAGGTCTCAAACGCCGGGATCTCAGGTCCACGCGGGTTTACCGGACCTCAGGGCCCACCAGGTCCGCCCGGGCCGCTCAGCGCGCTGACGGACTTGTCCGACGTGGCCTTGGCCGCACCCGAGGGCGGCGACGTCCTCACCTACTCATCCCCCACCAACACATGGATCAACGAGAAAGCGGCCAGACTGGTCGACGGAGGTAATTTCTGATGGCCAATACCCTGCGTATCAAGCGCCGGGCCGCAGGCGGTGCGGCCGGGGCTCCGGCATCGCTCGCCAATGCCGAGCTCGCATTCAACGAGCAGGACAACACACTCTACTACGGCACCGGCACCGGGGGTGCTGGCGGAACAGCAACCTCGGTCATCGCCATCGGCGGCCCGGGCGCCTTCGTCGGGCTCTCGGGCGACCAGACCGTCGCCGGGATCAAGACCTTCTCGAGCACGATTGTGGGTTCGATCTCGGGCAATGCTGGCACTGCAACCGCGCTGGCAACGGCGCGCTCGCTCGGTCTGTCCGGCGATGTGACCGGCACAGCCTCGTTCAATGGCACCGCCAATGCGACCATTACCGCAACCTTGGCGAACAGCGGCGTCACCGCTGGCTCCTATGGTTCTGCCACGCAAGTCGGTCAGGTCACGGTCGATGCGAAAGGTCGGGTGACAGCCGCCAGCAATGTCGCGATCACGTTCCCGGTGACTTCGGTGGCAGGGCGTACTGGTGCCATCACGCTCTCCACCAGCGACGTCTCTGAAGGCACCAATCTCTACTTCACCGATGCCCGGGTGCGCGCCAACCGGCTCGACCAGCTGGCAGCACCTACCGCTGCGGTTGACTTCAACAGCCAGCGCATCACAGGCCTTTCTGAGCCGACAGCTGCGCAAGACGCAGCCACCAAGAACTACGTCGATCTGACTGTTCAGGGGCTCGATCCCAAGGCTTCGGTAAAAGCTGCATCGACTGCCAATATTGCCTCGCTATCCGGCACCATGACGATTGACGGCGTGGCGCTTGCCGCGGGCGACCGCGTGCTGGTGAAGGACCAGACTACGCCGTCACAGAACGGCGTCTATGTGGTTGCCTCTGGCGCCTGGGCTCGGGCGATCGATCTCTCGACCTGGGACGAGCATGTCTCGGCTTACCTGTTTGTCGAACAGGGCACAGTGAACGCCGACGTCGGCTACCTCTGCACGGTTGATGCGGGCGGCACGCTGGGCACCACTGCTGTCACCTTCGTTCAGTTCAACGGCGCCGGACAGATCGTTGCCGGCAATGGCCTCACCAAGACCGGCAACACGATCGACGTGGGGGCCGGCACAGGCATTGCTGTGGCCGCTGACGCTGTCGCACTGACCGGTCAGGCGCTGGCGCTCCACAACCTTGGCACCAATGGGATTATCGCCCGCACGGCCGCTGGGACTGTGGCAGCGCGCACGCTGACTGCCGGTTCGACCAAGATCGCAGTCACCAATGGCGATGGTGTGGCGGGCAACCCTACCGTCGATGTCAACGAAGCCAACCTGACGCTGGGCAATATCGGCGGCACGCTCGGCGTGGCCAAGGGCGGCTCGGGCGCGACCACGCTCACCGGCTACCTCAAGGGCAACGGTACGGCGGCGTTCACGGCATCCGCGACCATTCCCAATACTGACATTTCTGGCCTTGGCACCATGTCGACGCAGGCCGCGAGCAACGTCGCCATCACCGGTGGCTCGATTGATGGCGTGACGCTGGACGGTGGAACCTTCTGATGCCGAGCACCATCCTGCTCAAACGATCCTCGACAGCCGCCAGCGTGCCTGCGGCGGCATCGCTGCAGTCGGGCGAACTCGCCGTCAATCTGGCTGACCAGAAGCTCTATTCGAAGACTGCGGGCGGGACCGTCGTTCAGGTGGGCTTTGGCAATCTGACTTCGGCGATGGTGACTACCGCGCTCGGCTTCACGCCCTACAATTCGACTAACCCCAGCGGCTACGTCACGGCCACTGGGTCGATCACCGGTTCGTCAGGATCCTGCACCGGCAATGCCGCGACAGCGACCAGGTGGGCGACTGGGCGCACCATTGCGCTGACCGGCGATGTGACCGGCACCAGCGCGGCATTTGACGGCTCGGCGGCTCTGTCATTTGCCGCAACACTGGCGAATAGCGGCGTGACGGCCGGAACCTATCTCAAGGTCACGGTCGATGCCAAAGGGCGGGTCACCGCGGGCTCATCGATGACCTCCGGCGATGTCACTAGCGCTCTTGGCTATACGCCTGCCAACAAGGCCGGCGACAGCTTCACCGGCAGTATTTCCGTTTCGGGATCTATTACCGCGACGGGCGACATTACCGCCTATTCCGATGCCCGCCTGAAGACGGACATCGAGACGATCACTGGCGCGCTGGACCGGGTCCGGAAACTTCGTGGGGTTACCTTTAGTCGGCGCGACACAGGCAATCGCGGCATTGGTCTTATCGCCCAGGAGCTGGCAGCCATTGTGCCCGAGGCGGTCATGACCCATGAGGACGGCTTGCTGTCTGTCGCCTATGGCAATCTCGTCGGGGTACTGATCGAGGCCGTGAAGGACATGGCCGACAAGGTCGAGCGCCTCGAGGCCCGAGCATGACACTGCAGAGTTCGGGTACAATCTCGCTTGGCAATGTCGCGGTCGAACTAGGACGGGCCTCGACCACCACGACCTCGCTGGGCGAAGCGGCCGTGCGGACGCTGGCTGGTGTCGCATCCGGGCCGATCTCGCTCTCTAACCTCTACGGCAAGTCGAACGAGAGCTTCTGGTATGCGACCTTTGGCTCGACCGTGGTCAATTTCCTGATCCTGGGCACGGACAGCAGCGGCAACATTTATGCCAGCGCCACGAGCGCAGTCTTCAAATGGGACCGTGACGGCGCGCTAATCTGGGCCCGAAACGTCTCTGGGCCTTTCATCAATGGCGGTTGGATCGATGCCAGCGGCAATGTCTACCTTGCCGGGGCCTACTACTCGAGCAACTACTATGGCTGGCTGGCCAAGCTCGACACCTCGGGAACCCTGCAATGGCAGCGGAGCCTCAACGGCTCCGGCCAGGACCTCTGGTACAATGCGGCGGTAGATGCATCCGGCAATGTCTATGTGGCCGGGTATTCGACCTCCAGCGGCGGCTCCGGCAATGCCGACGCTCTGATTGCCAAATACAACAGCGCCGGGACCCTGCTGTGGCAGCGGTCGATTGGTGGCTCAGGCAACGAATATGCCAGCCAGATGGCGCTGAGCCCGGACGGCAGCCTGCTGGTCCTCTCGGGCAACACCTCGACGTCAACAGCGGGCAACATCGATGCCCTGATCACCGTCATCAGCACTGCCACCCCCTCGGTCAGCTGGCAGCGCTCGATCGGGAGTACTGGCTATGATTACGGCTATGGCGTTGCGGTAGACAGCAGCAACAACATCTACTGGCTCGCGGGAATCAACGGCACGCTGAGCCTGCTCAAGATCAGTTCTGGCGCTGTGATCCAGTGGCAGCTGTCCCTGCCTTCCAGCTACGGCAGTGGTTCGGTGAACCTCGGGCTTGACGGCAGCCTCCGGGTTTTTGCGCCAGTCTATGCCGGGGCGGACATTTATCAGTTTTCGGTCGACGGCAATTTGCTGCTGTCCCGCTCCATCAGTCTCGACACGAGCAATGGCGCGAACTCGTTCAGCCTCACCGGTCTGGCGGTCAGCTCTACGGCCATGGTGTTCTCGATATACACGATGATGGATTTCTCACCCTACGGGTACATGGATCTGTGCAGCGCCGTCTTCAAAGTGCCAGTTGATGGTTCGAAGACCGGGACATGGTCAGTGGCCGGTGCCTCGACCCAAGGCGTGACCTACAGCGCCTCGTCGCCCAGCATCGGCACCACCTTCTGGTCGCTGACCTTCCGCAGCTTCTCATTGCTGAGCCGCACTCTGACCGCCGGCACACCGTCCTACAGCTTTGCGACGGGGGCCTACACTAACACCACGACCGGGATTTGACCCATGATCATTTCGCATGACCGCCAAACGCTCTTTATCGGCGTGCCGAAGAATGGCTCGCAGACCGCACGGGCAGTTCTGGGGCAGATCGGGATCGATCTCGTTGGCGAGATGGGGCGGCATCCGACGGTGCCTGAAGCGATCAGGCTTGCAGAGGAGCGGTTCCCAGGGGAGGCTATCGTGCCAACGGCTATCTATGCCTTCTGGCGTGATCCGGTTGAGCGGTTCTGCTCTGCGGTCGAGTTTCACAAGCGATGTCTGCCAAACTCATTCATTCAGCTGTTTCCGGAGCGGTTCGTCGGTATCGAGCCCCATAACCGCTGGTTCGAACCAGATCCCGAGGCCGTCGATCGGAACATGCGCACACTGATCGACAGCATTCTACCGATAGAGATCCTTGCAGCACTGCCGCCTCCATCCATCCCCGGCACCTCGTTCCGGCCGCGGGGGGGTACCCGAAATGACACTGGGCTGCGCGGTGTCGGCGTAGTTGCCCAGGAACTGGCTGCAGTCGTCCCGGAGGCAGTGCTCGCCCACGATGATGGACTGCTCTCTGTTGCCTATGGCAATCTGGTCGGTGTCCTGATTGAGGCCGTGAAGGACCTTGCTGGCAAGGTCGAGCGCCTTGAGGGCAGAACGTGACCCTCCAGTCCTCAGGGGCGATTTCGCTCGGCAATGTAGCAACTGAGCTTGGCCGCATATCAGGCACGACGACCTCACTGGGGGAAGCGGCCGTGCGCAGCCTCGCAGGCGTGACCTCGGGCCCAATGATGCGCCCCGCCACATGCTTCCAACGCCACAAGACACTTCGGCTGATCCGCGAAAAACGACAGCACCTTACCCCGTGTAATCCGTCGACTGAAAACCTGAAGCCCCTTCGCATCCGCGCCGTGAGCATGAAATACGTTCTTTGCGATATCCAACCCTATCGTGCTAATCTCCAGCAT